CTCTTGCAGCCTGGTCAGCTGACATAGGAATCCAACGAGCACTTTGCGTTGCAGTCTTCTGGATATTGCGCAGGATCGATTACGTACCTGTGTACCCGATAGAAGCTCCGGAAAAAGGGTTGAAATCCCGGTTTCCTACATTGGAGCTCGCAGCCGCGAATCTGGTTCACCAGATTCTCCGCCGCGCAGCAGACGCACATCTCACTCGTGACAATCGTTGCAGTGAGGATATGGGAGGGCAGTTACCCCATCCAGATACATCTAGATGGCGCGGTCCATGGTACTCCATGGACCTGTCGTTTGCGACTGACTGTCACCCATTCGACCTTTCCATACAATTCTATGAGGAACTCATAGATCTCCACCCGGAGCTAGAAATGTTTAGGGAGTTTCTCCCTAAACTACTAGGACCAAAGCGGTTGGTATGGGAAGGGATTCTCGAGTACAGTATTCTGTGCAAGTTCGAGAATCCGCTTGTGCCCGACGTCCTTAAATGGCGTCGGAAGGGGCCTAATGGTCCGAGTGCGATATCGCCTTCGGATAACCATTTTGTCTTCGACCACACAAGCCCTGCTCTACTCGAAGCCTCATACCAATATGTGGTAGGAGTAGAAAGATTCCTTGATTTGATACCCAACTATAATTGTGTATTGACAACAGTAGGTGAGATGATGGGCTCTGCCACATCATTTCCTCTGATGCCAATGGTATCATTCTACGCTGGCGAGAAAGCGTCTCTTAAAAAGATGCTCTCTTGTGGTGATGATGCACTTGTTTCAGGTGCAACACCATCAAAAGTAGAAGTCATGGAAAAGGCACTCCATTCATGTGGTGCAGTATTATCTAGAGGCGATCCAAGCAAAGGAAAGCCGAATAAGATCTTCTTGCACCCGAGGAAAGGCCTCTTCAAAGAAGTGGTCTTCGTAGATGGAGTGAGGAAGCCCTCGGTGCCGATCAGTATCTGGTCGGCACCACCAGGAGGCTCCAAAGGCCAGATAGATTGGGTGACACAAGGGTCTGCAGCGAGAGAAATGCTGCATGACCATGGACTCCCTCTCAGAATGGGTCTCTGGTCCTATTCGCCACTCCGGAGACAGATTGAGGCCGCATTTATGCTTGGCCTCCCTGTCTCGGATCAAGTGGCGTTAGGTGGCGTTAATTACGCCGGCTTCCCTCACCGGGCTCTGGGACAGCAAGATAGATGGCTCTCATTTTTGAATAGCCTTCGTATCGACCAGTTGATAACTGGTACGGGACTCTCCCCGTTGCCGGTACCCCAGAGTGCAGTTGTAAGAGCTGCATCCCGAGAGTGGGTACGAGAGCAAATTGTCCGTTATCAGTCGGACAATGCTCTACGTGCTTCCCTTGTGGCAGATGGTCTAACACATGAGGAAGCTGAAGAGAGGGTTCCCCGTACTCTTCACCCCACTTGCCTGACACCGGACGGTACCCGCATACTTGAGAATCTCAAGGATGCAATGGATACTGAAGCCGCGGCATTGACCAACTGGACACTGTATTGGTGCTTCAGTCGTGAAGTCTTGGCCACACCTGCGATTCGCAAGGCGGCCTCGAAGTTCAGGCGGAAGTTGCACGTGCATGCCACCGGTAGGAGGATTCCTGCTACCGGTCGCGATGCTTATGCCAATACGACATCTGAGCTAAAACGTAAGGCTGAGCTTTACGTTGATAGTGCCCAGATATCTCGCACAGAGAATCGTGATCTAACCTATGGGTTATTCACGGTCCCAAGACCTCATAAGAAGTCGGAGGTCTACCTACCACCAGGTTCACTGATGGATCGGGTAGCATCTCGTGCGACGACTATAAGATAGGATACCTATAATATAGTCGGGGGAGTATAACCCCGTCAACCGACACCTTACTGTCGTTAACAGGAC